GGTGCAATATGTCGCGGCGGGGGCGGCGGGCAATTTTGCTGCCGCCAGCCCGCAGGACAGGTTGGTCGACCTGGTTCACGCACTGAAAGCGCCCTATCGTCAGGGGGCGGTGTTCGTCATGGCCAGTGACACGCTCGCTCGCATCCGCAAGATGAAGACGAGCGACGGGGCCTTCATCTGGTCACCGGGGCTGACGGCGGGGCAGCCGGGCAGTCTGCTCGGTTTCCCGGTGGTCGAGGCCGAAGATATGCCGGCGGTGGCGGCAGACAGCCTGTCGATCGCATTCGGCAATTTCCAGGCGGCCTATGTCATCGCTGATCGCGGCGAGACGGCGGTGCTGCGCGATCCCTATTCGAACAAGCCGTTCGTCCATTTCTATGCGACGAAACGGGTCGGCGGAGCGCTGGTCAATTCGGAGGCGATCAAGCTGATGAAGATGAGCGCTACGTAACTCGCCCTGCGGGTGGGGGCTCCCTTATTCCTCCCCGGAACGGGGAGGTGGCCCCGTAGGGGTCGGAGGGGTTCCGCTATCGGTTTGAGGTGCGGTTTGAGTTGAGAGGTGGGACCCCTCCACCAGCTTCGCTGGTCCCCCTCCCCGTTCCGGGGAGGATTTTTGAAGCGGTGCTTTGCCCCCTTGAGGCTCCGCCCCACACCCCAGGTGGAAAGCATTTTCGGGCGCGGTCGTGACGGCTGCGCCCTTTTTCTTTGGACATGAGAGGAGGGGCCTGTGGCGGTTCCGCAATATGTTTTTGCTGAGCTTGTGCGCGAAAGCTGCATGGCGACGGGGACCGGGGCGATGGTGCTTTCGGGTGCGTTGCCGGGGCATCGCGGCTTTGCCGGGGTGGTGCCGGTGGGGGCGGCGTTTTGCTATACCATCGCCGGGGTGACTGACCCAGCGCAGTGGGAGTGCGGCGTCGGGCAGGTGGATGCGCAGGGTCGGCTGGTGCGGACGAGCGTGTCGGCATCCTCGACTGGCGGAACGTTGGTGGATTTTGCGGCGGGGCTCAAGACCGTGGCGCTGACGCTGGGCGCGGGGTGGCTGCAGGCGGCGAGTGTGCCGCCGACGCTGGCCGAAGTCAGCGGATTGTCGGCGGCGCTCGACAGCAAGCTGGGATTGAGCGCGACGTCTGCGTTGGGGCGGTCAGTCGTCGCGGCGGGGACGGCGAGCGAGCTGCGCGGGCTGGCCGGGCTGGGCAGCCTGGCGGTGCAGGATGCGGCGGCGGTAGCTATTAGCGGCGGCAGCGTTGCGGGGGTGACCCTGTCAGGCGTCACGCTGGGCGCGGCGGCGGGTAGCGCGGCAGTGCCGTCGATCAGCTTTGCCGGGGACAGCAACAGCGGCCTTTACAATCCGGCGGTGGACACGGTGGCGCTGGGCAGTGGCGGTGCTGAACGGTTGCGGGTGACTGCTGCGGGTATGATCGGCATCGGCACCAGCGCGCCGACGGCGATGCTGACCGTCAACGGATCGACGATCCTCGGCCATGTGCCGACGAGCGGATTTGGCACGGTCGATGTGGGTGACACGCTGACCCTGCTGAAACCCAATAGTGCGGGCGTCGACGGCGGGCAGATTTATCTGGGCAACAGCAATTTCCGGTCCGCCGGTTACTGGAATTCAGCGCCGGGGATTGGCGCGCTGTACAGCAGCACGCAGGGGGTGGCCGGCGACCTCGGCCTCTATGGGTATAGCCAACAGATCAACGCCCGCTATCTGGTGGCAGTCGCCAGCTTTTCCGGGCCGACATTGCGGCCGGGGGCGGACAATCTGGTCGACCTGGGGCGACCGACGCAGCGATGGCGGCTGGTCTATGCCGGATCGGGCACGATCAACACATCGGACGAGCGCGACAAGCTGTGGCGCGGCGGCATGACCGCGCCCGAACGTAAGGCGGCGCGGGCAATTGTTGCCGAGCTGGGGTTTTTCCAGTGGCGCGACGCGGTGGCTGACAAGGGCAGTGATGCGGCGCGGATGCATTTTGGTGCACGGGCGCAGCGGGTGTGGGCCATCATGGCTGAGCATGGGCTGGTTGACCTGATCGACAGCGACGGGATGCCGGGGCGGACGCCCTACGCCTTTCTGTGTCACGACCGGTGGGAAAGCGGCGTGGATGGCGTGGTGTCTGCGGGCCATCGTTTTGGCCTGAGGCTCGACCAGCTGGCGCTGTTTCTAGTCGCCGCGATGCTGCCAACCCCGCGCCAGCGACGGAGCGCGGCATGACCGGCGGCGGGGCGATTGGCGGCGAGGCGATCAGCGCCGCGAGCCTGAGACATTTAGCCAGCGAATGGGCCGGACCGCGTCCGGTGGGTGCGGGCGTGCGGAGCGGTGCGAGTGGCGCGGCGGCGGTGCGCGGCGACCAGCGGACGGTGCGACCGCGCCGCTGAGCCGGATCAGCCTCTGACCGAGGTAACAAACAGACAGACGGGAAAGGGACCAGGATGAGCCTGATGATCAAGGATCCGGGCGGGCGGATTGACTATGCGTTCGATTGGAGCGCGGCCTATCTCGACGGGCAAGTGATTGCCGCGAGCAGCTGGACGGTCGAGCCGGTCGAGGTGGGCGGCGTGACGGTTGAGAGCCATGCGTTCGACACGGTGCGGACCAGCGCGCGGCTGACCGGTGGGCGCGAAGGCGTGAGTTACCGGGTGAGCAACCGGGTGACGCTGTCCGACGGGCAGATCGACGAACGCAGCCTGACTCTGCGCGTGGAGCAACGATGATGGCGGCGGTCGAGGCGGGGCCGTTGCCATTGGCGGCGAGCGTTGACGAGGCGCGCGCCTTTGCGCGGCTGGGCGGCGGGCAGGATGATGTGGCGCTGGCGGCAATGCTGCGCAGCGCGACGGGGATTTGCGAACAGTTCACCGGCGTGGCGCTGGTGGCGCGGAGCGTGACCGAGACGGTCAACATCCGGGTCGGCGAATGGCAGCGACTGTGCCGATCACCGGTCAGTGCGATCAGCGCGGTGGTCGGCATTCCGGCGGAAGGGGCGGCATTCTCCCTGCCAGTGGGCCACTATGCCATCGACATTGATCCGCAGGGTGATGGCTGGGTGCGGGTGACGGTGCCGGGCATCGCCGGGCGGATGCGGGTGACCTATCAGGCGGGGCTGGCGAGCGACGCCGGGTTGGTGCCCGATGGTTTGCGGCAAGGGATCATCCTGCTCGCGGCGCATTTGCTGAGGGAGCGCGACCGTGACGTGCCGGGCGAGCCGCCGGCGGCGGTAGCGGCGCTGTGGCGGCCATGGCGCAGGATGCGGATCGGATGAGCGGGCGGCTGTGGGACCAGATCAAGGCGAAGGCCTTGCGGATCGCGGCGCGAGCGGCGGAGCGAGAGGCGCGGCGGATCGCCCGGCGACTGGAAGAAAGACGGGCAGCCGGAGCGCCCGCGATCAGCGTTGATGTGACTCAGCACGCTGAGGGGGCCGCAGTGACGGTGAGTGGCCCGGGACTGGCGCAACGTGCCGAAAGCGATCCGGCGCTGCGCTTTGCCGGGCGCGATGGCGCGGGAGGGGTAGGCGATGAGCATTGAGGCGGGATGGCGCGCGGCGGTGCGCGCGGCACTGGCAGAGGACCCGTTATGGGCGGCTACGATCAACCGGATTGGCGATGGTGAGAGCGAAGGCGCGCCGGTGCCAAGCGCGTGGATCGGCGACGTCATCGGCAGCGACTGGGGTGCGAAGGACCGACCGGGGCGCGAAATGCGGCTGGGGCTGACGATAGTTGATCGCGGCGAGGGCGAGCGGATTGCCGCGCTGCTGGCTGCGGCGGAGGGGGCGTTGCTGGCGATGCCGCGCGCGCTGACGGTGGGCGATGGCGCGATGTGGGACAGCAGCGGGCCAGTGGTGACGCGGGTTCGCTTTGCGCGGCGGCGCGATGGCACGCGGGTGGCGATGATTGATCTGCGGCTGAGGGCGTGGGGGGGTGTGACTCCGGCCAGCCCTTTGCCGTCCCCGACTTGATTGGGGGCCTATGGCCCGATGCCGTCGGTTGGGGTGTCGGTTGGTGGTGTGGATTTCCCTGACGTTTGTTCGGGTGGATGGGGCGGACCATGGGTCCCCGGTCGAGCCGGGGACAGCAGGGGTTTGGGGTCCAATCCTCCCCGGAACGGGGAGGTGGACGCGAAGCGGACGGAGGGGGCCCGCTTTCGGTTTGAGGTTCGCTGAGGGGGAGAGGTGGGACCCCTCCACCAGCTTCGCTGGTCCCCCTCCCCGTTCCGGGGAGGAATTGATCCCCGCATGAATTTCACAAAGGAGACGGATGATGCCGATGGAAAAGGGCAGTGCCTTTCTGTTGAAGATTGGCAATGGGGCGAGCCCGCTGGTCTATGCGACGGTGGCGGGGCTGAGGACGACGCAGCTGTCGATCAATGGTGATGCGGTGAACATCACCAGCAAGGATTCGGGCGGCTGGCGTGAGTTGCTGTCGGGCGCGGGGACGCGATCGGTCAGCGTGGCGGCGGCGGGGATTTTTACCGGATCGGCGGCGGAAGTGCGGGTGCAGGGCAATGCCCTGGCGGGCACCATCGATGATTATGAACTGGCGTTCGAGAGCGGGACGCGGATGCGCGGGC